ATCTGCAGTAGGAGTTGCTGTATCCATTTTTAAATAAAAACCATTATTACCATAAGTTACACTTGGAGCCGTCTTGATTTTCCAGATTCCGCTTGACGCATCCGTTTCCCCAAAATAACTTGCATCATAAGCTGTACCATCAACAAAAGCTACATAACTCATTAATCCTGTAAAAGGATCATTTGTATTTGTAGGTGAACTTGTGCCTATAACAAAAGTATAACTTGCAGTACCAAAAGCAAAGTTATTATTTTGTGGAGGATAGGTATCAGTAGCAAAACCATTATTAGCAGAATCTAGTTGAGAACCATTTATGTAGACCTTTAACCTGTCTGCTGCAACTGCTTGTGTTGTGTCTCCAGCTATTACGATATTGTAATAAGCAGCCGAGTCCCTAAAGCGTGCTGTAGTTTTTAATTCTCCTTCTGTAGTAGTAGGATAATTAAGAAAGTATAGCTGATCATCACCATTAAATTGCATTTGTATTTCATCAGAACCAGAAGCGTGAGAACCAAAAATGTTTTCTTGAATGTCTAAAACACCTCTTTTAACCCACATAGACAAAGTAAATTTTTGTCTGTTAGTTGCTGTTGTTTGTGCTCTTGTAAATCTTACTGCCATAATATTTCCTAGTTAAACTGTGTTGCTCCTTCTGCGCCTACAGTAATTGTCATAGTAAACGCTCTGTCAGCTGTTTGCGATTGTGCATCACTCGCGCGAATCGTAAACGAATAAGTAGTGGATGATGTAGCTCCACTCTCTGTACCTGATATCACACCTGTAGAAGTATTTAAAGATAAACCTCCAGGTAATGTTCCAGATTGAATTGAATATGTAATAGGTGCATCTCCTGTTGCTGTAACAGTGGATGAAATAGATGAAGCTGCTGAAAAAGTTCCAAGAGTACCAGCGCCCGTTGACCATGTAGGTCCATCAGAAACTGTTAATACTGATCCAGAAGAAATTGCTTCTCCATCTGGGTTTTGAATAAATATACTATATGTACCATCAATAGAAATTGTAAAAGTTGCCGTTAAACTAGTAGCAGAAGTAAAAGCTACGGATGAGGCCGTAATTCTTGCTCCGCTAGTAGTGTTAACTGCTTCAACTAAAGGAATAGCTACAAAACCTGTTCCTGTAATTGTAATACTTGAAGATGTGTTGTCAATAACTGAAGGACTAATTGATGTAAATCCTGGACCTGTTTCTGTTGTAGTAATACTACCTGAAGATCCTAAAGCTACAGTAACAGAATTATAAGTAACGGCATCATTTACTAAAGTTGAATTTGCAAGAGGTAATAGTTTATCGTTACTAATACTCCCTGCTAATTTAGCATTAGTTACTATTCCATCTGCAATGTCAGCTGCTGTAAGAGCTTGAGATGCAGGCCTGTTGCCAATATATGCCATATCTGTCCTTACGTACTAATATCATCTACTATACTAACATATACATCAATTGATGAAGCGGTATCGCTCTGAACATATAATCTGTCTCCACTTTGCATAACAAATTTTGCTCCACCATCTAAAACTTGTAGAGATGATCCTGTTGGAATTGGAGCTGTCGTTATAATAGAGATATCACTTGATCCATCATTAATATAAGCCGTAGCATTAATAGCTGTCCCTAGTACATTTGATAGAGATATACCAACAACACAATCAAAACCATTAGATTGAAATATTTCAACCGCTGAAGTTCCAACTGCATTTGCTGTATGTCTTCTAAAATTTTGTGCCATTATTTTCCTTTACTTATAATGCAATTGCCATTGCAACTGCAAATCCTTCCGATGCTTTATCGTTTGTAACCCATTCTGGTGCCGTAGCGCCAGAGTTTACAGCCAATATTTGACTAGCCGACCCTAATCCGAGTCTTGCGGGTGTATTAGCAGCAGATGCATATAATACATCTCCTGTTGTTGTTAATGTCATGTCTGGAGTCTTAATTGCAGGTAAAGTACAAAATACATCTTTTGTACCTGCAGAGAAAGTAACTGCTCCACCACCTGCCGATGAAGTGATTGGAGTTGTTCTTGCTAAATTTGCTGACGTAGCATCTAACGTACCAAGACCTACTTCCCATTCATTAGTACCTTGATTATGAATAGTATAATAAGTTGTATTGTTATTACCAACGCCGGTTGCAAAAGTAACAAACCCAGTTGCCGCTCCGGCAAGAGCCATATCTCCTGTGCCAGTAGTCGTGCTAGTTTCTTTTACTCTATCATTTAAAACTAAAGCCATTATTTAAAATCCTATGATGATGTTAAACTTAAAATCGCATTAGATGGTGTAGCAGTACTAGGAAACGCAATAGTGAAATCACCATTCGTTGCTGTTTTTGTTCCACCAAAATCTAGAACTACAACTAATTTATTAGAATTAGTAGAATTGTAGATCGCTGCAAACGCCGCTCCAAAAGTTGCAGCTCCAGTTGTTGCTGCTCCCCATGTTAAATTATCAAAATCAACTGCAGTAGTTGCTGTTGAAGAATCTACTGATTGGTTTTGTAATTGTTTTCCACCAGCAGAATAGTTAGAACCACCACCTGAAGATACTTCATTAGTAGTTACATAAACTGTACTTGATGCTGCTGCGTATGGATTTGACGTATACAATGCTAGAAAAAAAGTATTACCTCCTGCACTGAAATTGTGAGTTCCAGACATGAGTTCTCCTTTAAAAGCATAAGGTACTATATTTGCCATTTATTTTCTCCTTTGTGTTAACTTGTTCCTCTTCTGTTACCATAAGCTGACGGAGATTCTGATACCAATTGAGTACGAATTTCTCCATCACTGTCTTCGTCTCTACGTCTACGGCCTTGTTGCTCAACCGCATACGTCATTAAAGCTTTTTCATATGCCTGATTGTAGTATTGTAGCATATCCTGTGGTCCTTTCAAGTATGCATATGCATTTACTAGACATTTGTAAAGCAATAGATCTTGATATTTATTAGACACATAAGTTCCGCTGCTAGCCATTGAAGAATCTGTTAAGCTTGTAGGTTCTTTGTTATAAGCTAGAGTTACTGCATAATTTGCGTTAGGTGTAGGAGCGATAACCCATGTTGAAGCATCCCAATTTCCATAATATTTAGGAAGAGCTGTAGAAGAAACACTAGGCGTAGAATAGTATTCAGCCATAAAACTTGTATCTCTTGGTTCTAAATAAACTTGATCTCCAGCTGAATCAGTTACTTGTACGTATCTAATAAATCTTAAATCTGATGGGATACTTACATATCTATTCCCAGCAGTTAAGTTAGATGTTGCGTAAAATCTTTCTTCATCAGAATCTGCTGATCTATAAATATCGTTTTCAGCATTTTTAATCATATTATTACAAATAGCGTCTGTTAAAACAGTGCTACTTACTTCTGTATATGATCTCATATCTGATCTTAAATTATCTAAAGTATATGCCATATTATAATGCCTGTAATGTTACTGGACCAGCTGAACACGCTGCTCCACCCCCTTTAATATTTCCTGTTGTAGCAGTATTGGTACTTGTAAAAAAGAAAAAGTTTTCAGGAGTTGTTAAAATTTCTGTTGGTGTAGAAGTAGGAGCAGTTGTAACTGATCCATCTGCATTTTTTTTACCAATTGTAATAGTATGTCCTGCTGCTGCATCTATATCACTAACACCATCAAAAGTAGGAATAGCTTGAAAGTATTGTAAATTTCTTGCATCTGCTCCACCAGAACCTGAACTAGGATTCTGTGCTACAGGACCACGTAATCTTACTGTATCTCCACTGCTTCTTTGATGTGCATAGGAATAAACATTTATAAAAGTTGTTCCCCCAGAAATAACCGTTGTAAATGGATTAGGTGTTAATAAAATTAAACCAGCAGTAGCTGCTTGTTGTACTCTAGGATTTAATAAAGCTTGTGCATCACCTCCTACCCAAGGTGGATCTAATTGAGGTTGTTTAGCTTCATATTCTGAATAATGAACTAAAGCACCATTCCACTCTCTTACCATTTCTAAATATGGAAATCTCATTCCAGATCTATCTGAAATTGCTAAAGCGTGTTTACCTGTTGCGTACTGTCCCATTATACTCCATCTCCATAAAATGTTTGTGGTGTAATGTAAGAAGATGTACCTTGACTGTCTTCATTCAAAGCTCTAGCTAATTCATCTTCATATAATAGTCTTAATCCTTCTGTTCTATCAGGAGAATATTTAATACTTAAATAATAAGCTAAACCAGAGATCATACATGGATAAAATCTATAAACCACATCAGCAGTGTTTGTGTAAGCTCCTGCATCTTGAATTCTTGCAAGATAGAAAAAACACAATTGAAAATTAGTTGGTGTGCTTGTGCTTGAAAAACTTGAACTTGGTGTAGTGTAAACAGTAACTGTTGGTGCAATTAGTCTATCTACATAATATTGAGAAGGTGTTCCTTTTGCTTGCTTGTTTGGAATAGCTGCATATTGTGATCTATCTATTTTAGTTAAAGATACATCTGCTGATGTTCCACTAGAATTATTTCTAATCCAAGCTTCTAATACATCGCTTATATCTGTTGGATAACCTGTACTACCTGCAGCAGTACTATAAGTTGCTTGTCCTTCTACAAGATTAACAGAAGCTTGTTTAATCTCCCAGAGTTGAACTCCTCTGTTAGCCCATTCAGAAAATAATATATTTAATGAACG